AACCCAAGGTTGGTTAATGATAATCAAAGTGTTTTCGTGTTTTGAATCGGATTTTCTTGAACCTGAAATACGTTGGTTGATACCCATACCAATTTTGTCGGCAAGAACCGCAGCATTGTGTTGTTTACCACCTTTACCTTCGTAAGTCATCTTACAAGGAACTGAACCAACAGAATCCCAAATGAAACATAAACTATAATCCAACTCACCTTTTTCTTGTGCATCCAATAGTTCGTTAATGTAATCTGTAATCTGTTCAATGTAACTAAAGTTGTTATTGAAGATAAAGAATCCGTCCCAATCCGCCTCACCTGTTTCTTCGTCAATAACTTCATCACACTCAAAACCCATAAGTCTTGCGTGTTCAAAACTCCATTTTTGCTCTGTAATAATAAAAACAGGAAGAATACCCTGTTTCTGTGCTGAAACCGCTGACTTTACAGCCGCAGTTGTTTTTCCTGTGTCAGAGTGACCCAAGAACATATTTAAATGCCCAATTGCTGGACCTGGTAGTCCTACCGCATCCAAGAAATGATTTCCCAATTCCAAAAAACGTTGGGGTTTATACTTCGCTGAAGTAGAGAATTTTTTCTTGATTGAACTAAAGTCGTTTTTTTTGATTGCCATGTTTTTCGTAAATTAATCATGTATGGTACCATACAAGATACCATACATGATGTTTGTTTTTATTAGAATGGTAGGTCCTCGTCAGGTTCAGCATTAATCTGAGGGTCTGAGTGGAATGGACTTGGTGTGTTTGTTTTAGCACCACCCATAGTCATGACACCTTCATCACCATAAAGGTATTTACCTGTTTCAGAATCCCAACGTGGTTCTTCTCCACGAGAAAGAGCTTCCAAATACTCAACAGGTTTCTTAGAGTAAACGTCAGCCCAAGTCAAAGCGTCTTTCAACCACTCTTCTTTAGTTGCTGCGTTCTCATGAAGTGATGTTGGGTCATCGTGCATGATTGTCTGAATTGATGTGTAATCTTTTCCACCAGGTGTTTTAGATTTAACCAACTGTACAATAAGGTCTCTACCTTTATCAGGGTCAGTTACATCACCTTTCTGTCTCCAAATAGGAATGATTTTATCCAAGATACCATCATTTTTGTAATTGTGTTTGAAACGCCAGAATTTTACCCCTTCTTCTTCAGCATCACGGTCAATAACCTTCACGATGTAAAATTTACGTGATTTGTATTGTTTAGCCAATTCTTTGTCAGATTCTTTACCTGTTGACATAAGTTCTTCATGAACTTCATTCAAAGGTGAACGTTCGTTATCGTTCTTGCCTGGGTCATAGAACTTCTGCCATTTACCACCTACTTGTAATTCATGGTACCAAACTTCTTTGAATGGTGATGAACCGTCAGGTGTTGGGAGGATGCGGACTCTACGTTGTCCTTGAGCTTGACCTTGTGGAAGGATACAAGCAAAATACTTTTTCATTCTTTCCTCTTGAGACATTTTGTTTGCGTCTCCGAAAGATTGTGTGTTTTTTTCGTACTGTGAAAGTACTGCGTCAAGTGAACTCATCATAATTTTGTTTTTTAGTTGTTTAAGTATAGGTTAATTTTTAGTGTTCGTCAAATTATTCGCCAAATAAAAAGGGTCACAACGTGACCCCTAAAGTATAGTAAAATTTATTTTAAAATCAACCCACTCTAAATGATGTTTGGGTTGGTTCTTCACCATAGTTATCAAATGTTCTTTTGATTTCAGATGGTACGATTTGTTCCACTTCATCAGATGTTAAAACATATTCGTTTTTACCCGACTTTTCCATATCTTCTTGTTTGTCATCAAAGAAACTAGATAATTTTTGATTGAATGGACCACTGTCAAGACTTCTTAATTCTAACTTTTCTTGAGCTGTTTTTGGTCTAGATTTTTCAATCTTTTCTTCCATTGAATTTAATTTTTCAAAAACTTGGTCCATCGAATTTAATTTACTTTGCATGTCTTCAATTTGTTTGAACATCATGTCAAAATATTCTTGTTGTTTGTTTTCAATATTTTTTTGAGAATTTACCAAATCAGTAATATCTAACTCTTCACTGTCAGAACTTTCATCTCCTGATTCTTCAGACTTTCCTGTAGAGTCGATTTTTTCAACATCAGTATCTGTTGTTGTATCAATAACTGTTGGTTCCGCAGGTGCTGTAGGTCCTAATGTTGGGTCAGCAATGGGTGCCGCAGCGTCAGGTGCTGGTGGAACATCTCCCGCAGCAGCGTCAGGTGCTGGTGGGACATCTCCAAGACCCGCAGCATCTTGTTCCATAATATAAGAGTTAATTCTATTGTGTCTCTTAATTTCTTCTATAATTTTTCTATCTATAGCCATTTCAATTATCCGTTTAATAATTGTTTAACACCGTGTGGAGTTTCAACTTGAACTCTTCGATTAGTTTTCAAGGTATTGTCTACTCTTTCGATAAGACCGTCTCTATCTCTTACAGTGTAGCAACTTCCTGTATCTAAGTCACAAACTTCGGTAAAACCATTACCTGTATTTTTTTCTGAGTATCTTGTGTTTTTTCCAAGATAGTTGTCTAAATGTTGTTTAATATCCATAATACTTTTCTTAATAAATATATCTTAGAGGGTAAATAATCCAAATACTTCACATTGGTGTAGGGCTTCGTCAGCAGTTTTTCTTGCTTCATCGAATGTATTTTCATTTGCTTTAATCCATTTATCAATTTCTTCCTGTGTTTGGAATCTTTGTGTTGGCCAATATATTGTCCAAAGTAATACCATTGAATTAATAATTTCTTCTCTTGAAAGTCCAGTCCAAGTTCTACCTCCATTGTAAATTAAACTTTTACCGGGGTTTTGAGAGTTATAATAATAATTTGATATAAAATTAATTGAATTTTCAAAACTTGAAAATACTGCATATGGTTTAGTACCAGCTTGGTCTGATTTACATGCAAATTGATTTGTTAAATAAGTATTTCTACCACCGTATGATATTTGTGGGAATGGACTACCACCCAACGGGGTTCCCCCCAAATCATAATTGTAAGCATAAATGGTTTTATTATCATGTCCATTTGCATAGGCAGTAAAGAATGTCATTAATCTTGTAATAGAATTTGAAACATTTGTTTTTATTAATTTTGCAAAATCGGCGTATGATATATTTGTAACCGTGTTATCAATACCATTAAATTTACGGTAATTTGGGTCTGCAGTTTGTATATCATTAAAACAAAAAACAGAATCTTCTGTTTTGTAAGAAACATTTGTTCTAACACCATTACCTATTGTTATAACATTAACAGCGGGTTGTGCCGCAATACTAGCAGTTTCTTTTAATCTAAATATTGACTGAACCAACTCACCCAACAAGTTTTGATTAATAGACATAATTTGTTGACTAATTAATGGTAAAGAATAAACCGGCATTCTGGTACCTGTAAAATATGTTTTGAAACTTCCAGAATCAATTACGTGTTCTACGTCTTGAATCATATAAGGTCCTCTAAACATTGGAACGTGTCTCAAGTTAAAATACATTGTTGGTTGAATCATTACATTACCCATAGATTCTATTCTACACGAATAACTTCTGTTTTTATATAGGTTATATAAACTTACACTTTGTGTACTAACTTTTCTTCCTGAGGCACCCATCGCCATATCTGTAGTAACTCTATTAGCCTCAGTTGTTGCCGCCGCAGGGTTTTGGTCTAATTGAATACTATAAAAAATTCCTTGGTTTCTTGTTCCAAAATCAACGTTAAACGCAACCACTTTATTTGATGTTGCCCAATCTTTTTTACCTTGTAAATTTGAAACCATAGGATTGTCAGAACTTCTTGTTAAATCAAATGCATCCGTTCTCCATCTATAATCAGCATTATCTCTCATATCCAAGTGTTCACTTGGTTTACCGGCATAATAACAAACTAATTTTGGTTGTGAATTTCTATAATCAACATCCAAGAAAGTCCCAAATAATGAATTTGCCAATGACTCAGATGGTTCTGCGTTTGGTACAACACCTTGTTTAACTTCACCCACACCCCAAAAATTAATATAAGCCGGTAATGGCATCATTTGAAATTGGTTGTCGGCAATAACTTTACTTACAAAGTCAATAACCCTTGTATCCATAGATGTGGTTCCCGAAAAGAAACTAATTAATTTGAATACATCTATAAGGATTTTATCACCAATATCTCTGTTCGCTCTGTCTAAGAATAAAACATCTGAATACAATGTTTTGTCAGTGTATTCAGTACCAGCAATCCATTTATCATTAAATGCTTTAAATGCTTCGTAAAATTCTAATTTTGATTGGTTTCCATCAATCGCCGATAAAATTGGTTTTTCAACTGTTTCGGTAACATTAGGTAATGTTTTTTGTAAAGAAACAAACAACTGTCCTAATACTTGATTTATTGATTCATTTTTCTGAGTAAAATAACTATTAACACCTTCAGTAAAGTCAGGTTTTCCATATGTATCATTTGGAAATTGTTCTCTAAGTTTAAGTTTTTGTGTCGCAAATATCTTAATCATTGGTGCAAATGTCACAACATTGGCTTGGGTGAACTCAATATTCATCGCTGGGAAGAAATCAGTATAATAACTTCCGTTATCACTATATATCATACCTGGTTGTGTTCCAAAACCAACATAAGTAAACATTGCTTTCCAAGCATTTGTATTCAAATTATATGATTGTTGATAAGTTATTGTACCACCAAGTGTTGGTAGTGTATTTGGAATGTATGGTTGGTAAGTGTACTTATCAACAACATTACTTGGTGGTGCTTGTAAAGTTGTGAATGTTCCAAACAATTTACGATTAAAATTACTTGGGTTACCAAACTTAAATGTTTTGTAGAAATTTAAGAAAACACTCAATGTATTACCAATATTTTTCATTTGCTCTATAGAGCACTGTTTAACATAGTCATTTGAATTTAATTTGTTACTTGTTTCAGGAACAAACAAAAGACTTGTCATTAATTCTTGGAAATTTTTATTTGTATCCGAAGTATTGATTACATCTTCGTGTGTTAAATCACGATATGATTTTGAGAAGTTTAGAAATTCGGTTTCAAATGTATCTAAAATTTCTTTCTTAAATGTACCAAATATATCCTCAATTTTACTGTAAGTTTGCCCTAATTTAAAAGCGTCTTGGTTGGTTTTACCAGTATAAATTTCTTTGAAGTATTCATTGTATTTTGGTTTTACAATACTTTGAAGTTCAAAATATCCGTAATTTGGTGCTGTCCAAAATGTACGAACCGCTCCGTTTTCAATCGCCTTGTTGTTGAAAACTTCTTGAGTAAGTGTCAATCCTGTTGATTGTAATGTAAAACATTCATTTTCAACTTGGTTTGTCAAAGAACCAAACGATGGTATTACCATTGTTGTGTTATTCTTAAATCTATTTTTAATTTCAACAGAACTCGCACCAAAATTAAATGTTGCGTACCACGTACTTAAGTTCAATACTCTATTGTTATTATTGTTATCAAATCCTAAAGGTCCTGAAATTTGTGAGTCTTCAATTGAATCTAAATTCAATCCTTTATTAATTCCCGCTTGAATTTGACTATCGGTATAACCAGTAAACAAATCTAAACCAGTTGCCATATAATAAATGTCATTGATTACTTTTGGGTAAAAACCAATGTTCATTGTTGATGAAGTAATTTGTCTACCACCTGGGCTTGTACTAACAACAGAGTCCTGACCTACAACAGTAAATTCTTTGTTTTGTTGATTCTTAAACTTATATTGTTTTTTTAAGTCGGATGTTGTTGGGTCATATAAATTAGCAATGTTAACATTAGTCCAACAATCGGTTAAGATGTCAATATTTTCATCAACATATCTTTTGTATCTATGCCAAATAGCACCATACTTCAAAATCCAAGCGTATGGTAATCTATGAACACCACCAAATTTAGTTAGAGTTGCAAAAATATAATCTAAATCTGATTCAGCGGTAACATCTGTAAACGATGTAATATTTTTATACTTCTCTCTTAAACTACCTAATGGTAATGAATTTAAGAACAAATATGCCGCCCTAATAAATGGATATTGTACTGTTTCATATCTACTCAAATCAATTGACTGTAACAACGCATTTGTAAATACAGGTGTATTAAGTAAAGATGTTGTTTGTTCTGCGGTAACATTTCCAGTTTTAGCTTTATATAAAAGTGGTCCTTCTGTAATTAAATAATAACCTGTAGCATTTCTTGTTAAATAAAATGTAGATAAATCAGCGGTTGGTGTTGGTTCTATTACATCTGAAAACATACCACTCGTAAAAGGTACGTTTTGTTTTTCAGTATATGGTTTGTAATTACTTATGAATTTTTTATCAGCATTTAACACCAAACTGTGTGTGGTATCATATCTATTAGGACTTTTTGTTATTGATGCTAAATTTTGTGATGACCATAAATCACTAGTAAATGGATATAAATCGGTAAAATCAGTTGTTGTTGATAATGAACTTTTTACAAATTGGTCAATATTAGTTAGTGATTCAACATTCTTTAATGTACTGTTAGATGTTGGAGTTAAATAATCAAAATCCAACACAGCATAATCTTGTGTTGTAATAGTTCTTAAATACTCAGAGGTAAATTCACCACGAATAAATTGTTGCCAACTTGGACCAGTACCATCATTTGAAATGTTTCTTAAAATTACCAATATATCATTCGGTGTTAAAGCAACCCCCTTTAATATTTTTATTAAACTTGGACTTGTACTATTAAGAGCAGTTGTTATATTACTAACCTCCAAATCAGATATTGTTTTATATACTGAGAGTTGTGCAGAATTTGGTGTTATTATCTTATCATAATAAACCGATAATAATACTCTTTCATAAACTTCATAAATAAATTTAACAATTTCATAGTTTGAATAAGGTACGTTTGTCATCGGGAAATCGACAGCATTTACTGATATTCTTTGAATTGTTTTTCCTTCGTTACTATCACCAGCTGGTGTTGCGGTATCTTGAGCCGATTGACTCTTGATAATACCTTTCAAGTATTCTTCAACAAATTGTACTTCAGGCCAAACTTGGAAATTATTACCTCTAGTTCTTGAAACTTCTTTTGAGTCTCCAGGGTATCTTAATTCAAATTGTTCTCCATCAGGTGAATTTGTTTCAACATAATATAGTGGCCATGGATATACCGGAATACTCGCTAATGTATTACCCGCAGTTGTTTGAGTTAAATTTTTACTATCAGGTGTCACACTTGTTTTGGCACCATCAAATACGGCTTGTTTTCTAATTGGGTTTAATCTTTGTGCCCACGCTTCTCTGTGAACATCATCCATCATAAGATAGAATGCCTCAACCGAAGCAAACAACATTCCCATAATATTTCTCATGGTTGGTTTGAAACCCAAACCATTTGGACCTTCTATCTTCTTAGCCAAAAATTCGCTAAGAGCACCAATTAATTTTTCTTTTTGTTTAGAAACATCAGAAAATGTTTTATCAATTAAAACATTAAATGATGGTACACCATAATAACTTCCATCAAATATAAAATTATACGTTGGTATTAATACATCATTATTCGTTTTTTGGAATGTTGGTCTAAAAAATTGTGACTCCTCAGCAATTAATTTTGCAATTTCATCGGTAGTACCTTTTCTTTTGGTTCTAATTTCAAATGTCGCTTCCCAATCAATATCTTGAGGACTTAAGGCTTTTCTGAAGGTGTCTGGTATCGCCATCTCATTAACACTTGGAGCAACGAATAACGCATTAAGTGTTGAAATTTGTGATTGGTATTTTACACCATCAACGGTAAAATTACCGTTCAAACCCAAAGTTTTATTTTTGTCTAAATAATCTTTATATTGAAGAGTTAGTTTTCGTAATTGGTTATAGGCATCTACTGCGGCTTGATTACTAGTATCACTTCTAATTTTTTGATTAAAAATCCAAGTAATAATTGTTTCACCACTAGTCTTATTTGTATCCAAAACAAATTGTTTTTCTTGGTCAATATTTTTTACAAACCAAGAATTTGGGTCGTTAGATGTTACATCGTCACGTAATTTAGTTAACGTAGCCGAATACGTGTTTACATCACTTATTGGTGTAAAATCAGACTGTCCAAAACTTTTTTGTAAATTACCTTCCAACGCAAATAATCTAATCCTTAATTCAGGAACAGATAATTCAGGTAAGTCTTGAGGAATTAAACCATCGGCTTTGTATTTCTTATACACGTTCTTTATTTTCTCCATTCCTTTGGTAGTTCTAACATTAGTTGTTAAACTTGTTGCATTTCCATTGGATGCAAGCGCCGCATTTACCGCAGCCGATTGGGGTACGGTGGCACTGATTCTATAATCGGTTGAGTACATAAACGGGGTTGCAAATAAAGCACCCACCTGTGTTTCAGCTAATACCGTATATTTGTATGAATAAAATTTTAATGATATTCTATAGTTTCCAGTATTACCTTCAAATGATGCAGAAAAGTTAGTAAGGATTAATTGGTATCTAATCGCTTTACCATAATAACCTTTAAGTGTTAAATAAAATGTTGGGTATGGTAAGTTGAAGAAACATGCATATTCAGAATTTTCACCCTTTTCAAACAACGCTCTACCTTGAGTGTCAATCAATGTTATTTCAACCGTAGGTGTCATACTACGAGTATTTCTAACTCTAATTGATTCAATACCTAAAAGACCAGTATCTTCACGATTAAGTGTGTTTTGTTTAATATAAAAATCGTTTGTCTTGTTTTGTTGTTGAATATTATCTTTTGACGGTTGGTTTGTTCCTTTACCACTAACAGAATTTAATCCCGTTATTTCATTCAAATAATCATTAGCCAAATTTGTTTTACCACCAGGTCTTAAAAAATTAATCGAGGCTATTGGGGTAGTTTGAACTGAATCCAATAAATTTGCCCCCACGGCAAGTTTGGTTCTTGGTAACATCTTTGCTTCCAAGTTGGCATACATAACCAAATTTTCATGGTGAATTTGTCTTTCTTGTACCGTTCCGTCAAGGTTTACCGTTTTGTTTGGGTCAACCAATACAACGTTTTGATAGTCAAAGTCAACTAGTATATTGTCATTTGTCTGAAAGTTATCTGCCATAATAATAGAAATAGTTGTCTAAACCATTTTTGTAGTCTTGTAATGAAGATATAAGTGGATATGGTATAGTCAATACAGAATTATTAGGGATGTTCCATTCTAGTCCTCCGAATTGGGGGTTGGCTTGTAAGATTAACCATCCAAAAAATGGTGTTCCGTAATACTCTTGTGAAACTTTATCCAACCTACTAAAACCAGTTCTGTAAACATATCTTTGGTCAGATGTCTTTGAAGGTAGTGGCACGAATGGAACTACAGTTTGTTCACCGTTAATTAAAAATTGTTGATATCGGTTGTAATATGCGTCCATTATAAGAATTTACGTTTGAAGTTATAAGGTGTTTTTTCACCATTGTTATTCTTATTAGAATAGATATTCTGAAGAGTTTGTTTTTTATCGTTTGGTGGTGCTAATTCTTCAGCAAAGACCGTAATTCTTTTTTGTGTGGTACCAAATGATGGTGTATATTTAATGTAAGGTTTGGCAGAATCACTTGTTTTATAATCAGCCAATAATGTTTTACCATTATTGTTTGATAAAGTCCACTGAACTCTTAATGAAACATCACTTGTATCATAAAAGAACTTAATAGCATTTGTGGTCGCTTGGTTTAGTCCTTGAATTAAGGCGTTTATAAAACCTTCTTTTAAGTCTTTTTGTAATAAAGCTCTACTCATCAACGTATATTCTCTTTGTCTATATTCTGTTTGAGAAACATATGAAAACAAACCTGTCGGTGGTATCCAAGTACCAGGTGTTTTTGGTTGATAAGCATCTGTATTGTACAAATTGGCCGTTGTCAAACCCGACAAGAATGAATTATTACTTCCACCTATTGAAAGGTAATCATTTCTTAAAGATGTTAAAGTATTGGTTGGGGTTCCATCAACGTCTTCAGTTGTTCCTGTTAACGTATATATAATAGCAATGTTTTGTTTATTTAATTTACCATCATATCCTATTGATGAACCTGACACAACAAAGTTCAATCTATCAATGTTGTAAACATATTCTTGCTGTATTGTTGACAATGTATTTACTGGTGTTGTCAAACTGTTTAAGAAATTCGTTCTGTATGTTTGAACATAATTTGTGTAGTTTTTCTTAAACAATTTTTTTTGTTCATTTGTGATTAACGGATTGGTAAACACTGAACTAGTAAAGATATCAATAACACCATCATTAATATTACTTAAAAATTCCTTAAACGAATCATTAACAAATGTTTGAGTATTTTGTGGTTTACCATAGATATTAACATCCAAATCTGTTGATGAATTAAATTTACCCGTATTGTAAGCTTGGTTTTTCTCACCATAGTTTAACATTGACAATATTCCGTAGTTGTAATTTGTTAAAACACTATCATACATGTTCAATGTTCCATCATAATAACTTTGAGTTTGTTTAACCAAGTTATTCATAAAGGTACCGTATGTTAATGTACCCGTCTGACCACTTGCCGTGGTTCCTGTTGAAACGAATATACCAATAGTATTACCACCATCAGTTGTAATCGGTCCATCGGCATTTGACACACCAACTGTTGGGTTTTGTCTTATTAAAGCATCGACCACTTGTTTGTCCAACTTACTTGTATCTTCAGTAGCTTCAGCTCTTTCATCATACATTTCAGTATTGGCGTAGTAGTTAAATGTTAAAGCGTTTTGTAACGTATCAATTGGATTCTTTAATCCCATACCACCAACCAAGTTAAAACTTAAGTTTACTTCAACAATCATTGGTTGGAAACCAATACCTTCAGGGTTCATGTCCCATGTTTTTTCATAAACAAAGTTGATACCTGTTGGTATAATTTTCGTATTAAAGAAGTCCCCCACTCTTAATACCAATACTGGTGGTGCCCCAAATGATGTATTTAACGCATCATTATAAAGTTTCTCACCGTTTGGTCCAATAGTAGGAATTGTATCACCAGGTCTTGCACATTGTTGTAAGAACGTCAATCTTGAGTTTAAACCTTCTGGTGTCATAGAGTGAAACGCTGGTTGGAAATATTTTAACTTCTCCTTAATCGAATCGTAAATAAATGGATTATCTTGTTTAAGAACCTCAAAGTAATCACATTCGTTCAATAGGTATCTTAATAGTTTTTTAGATGCACCTTTATATAAATCTTGTGTGGGTTGTGTTGCTGGCGGTGTTGGTTTCTTTGGTTGTAATTGTTGTCCATTTTCCAAAGTTTTTTGTTGGTCAGCATTGTTTGCTGGTTGTGGATTTTCTTGTACGGGAACTATAGTAATGTTGGTTACAATAACCGCCCTACAAGACATTGCATCTGTGGCGTAAATTTTGTCTTTCCCTGTTGTTTCTTTTGTACAATCAGCACTACCCCAAGAACCAGCACCAATAGTAAAAGGTGTCACAGTCGCCAATTCACCAACAGATTCTTCAGATATTAAAATTTGATTTCCAACATATTGACCCAATGAATTTGTTCCATCAAATTTATATGTTTGAAAAAATTGACGAACGGAGTCAAGTCTTCTTGATGCTAAGAATTTATTATAAGGAATAGGACTTGGCGGTGACGCACTACCTCGTAGTGTTAAAATAATTTGAGACGCTTGTTTTTGAGTAATAAGCTCATACATCTCAGCAACAAGTTTTTGTAATGACGTGTAATTATTTTCAACAACACTTGTAAAAAATTGTTGTGTTTTAGCCGATGTAGGAGGGTTCTCAACATAATAAGTTTGTTTATTACTAATTGATGTGTATGCGGCATATGCTGATTGGAAATCAGTTGATGTTGTAAGTTGTGGGTCAGTGCCAGGAACATTGTTGTCAAAGTAAAAACCTAAGTTAAGATAAGTATCTAAAGTTTTTTGTGGTGTTGCGGTAGTTTGGTTTCCACCTGTTTGAGAACCTGTTCCTACGGTTGGTTGAACATTGTCAACGGCTTCTTTGAATTGTTCTTGAGTAACATTTGGATTGTTAATTACTTCTTGCCAAGCTTGTAATTCGGTTAATGGTACCGTATTGTAAATTTGTGCCAAATCATATAGGTCATATTTTTTACAACCAGCAAAGAATGAATTAATAATAGAATCTGCCTTGGCTCTGTCACCTTCGTTAGCTAAAACTTTATTTACAATTAAATCCATAATTGACGGATGGTCAACAATCATTTTCCACTTTAATGAACCACTTCTTGATGTGTTTCTATATGTGTAAATTGGTTCGGGTCTACCTAAGAATACGTTCTCATTAAATTGTGGTCTTGTGTCCTCAGTAATCGAAATGTCATACGGTGGGAACCACATGATTCTACCACCATTTGGTCCTTGTTCACACGCTGGTAAATCACTAACTCGATATCCTGCTCTGTATCCTGTTCTCCAAGCCAAGTTTTCAATTGAAAATAAATACTTTTTAACTTGTCCCTTTTGTATACCATTAATAGAACCTGTTGTTACAACACTATTACCTCCTTTTTCGGGAGCAATGTTCAAATTGAACGTTGAATCTAAAACAGAATAACTGAATTTACGAATATTACCTTCTTTTTTCTGTAAGTCATTAAATGAATAGTACGGTGTATCTTTTGTAAACACGCGACAATATTCAATACCAACATTGGCTTGTCCATCACTGTATTTGATTACTTGTGAACCCTTGGTAATTTCTTTATAACCATCAAAGAATACTTTTGATGTTTGACTAATCGCATTACCAACGTGTCCAAAACGAGCCCCTGAGTTAGGTTGTGAATCAATTAATCTTTGAGTATTATCTAAAATTGAACCTGGTTTGAATTCATAATTGATAGACTCAGTTGATGTTACTTGGTCTGATATTGATGGCCAATCAGGACTTTCGGTTCCATAGTCACCACCTGGTTTTTGTCTTCTACCGGCATTTGGCGCCCATTTACCACTAACCCAAGTAAAACCACCCGTGATGTTACCATCATCTTCAAAAGCTCTACCCGCTAAACCAAACTTAAAGTTTTTATCAACACCTTCATATTCTTTACCTAAAATATCAGGTCCATAAACAGGGGCACTTACTTGTGCACCGTATTGGTCAATAGGAACTTGACCCGCTGGCGATGTTAAATACTCAGGTTCTCTTGTTGGACTACCAACATAGTAGTTACCATCACTTAAGTCTTGTGAAAACGCACCAGTTATAGCGTTTCCTATAGTAGAAATAATACCACCACCACCTGTATTGTATTTAGGTCTATATCTGTTACTATCTAAATTACTTGTAAGTTGTTCTCTTTGTCCTGAACCAGTATAGTCCAAAAATAATTGTGAAGGAGATGTTGGTCTTGAACCAAACAATCCAAATAATCCACCACGTTTTCCATCACCCGCCGCTCTTGTTAAAGATTGTGACGAATTGAAATCACGGTATTGAAAATAACTTCCCGGTATTGGTGAAAATGGTAATGTGAATCCCGCAATTCTTTCAACAATATCTTGTCCTTGTGATAGTATGTTTCCACCACCTGAAGTAATTTTATAATCACGAGCAATTAATGGACGTTTACCAGCAATAATCATTGCAAGTTGTACAGGGTCTTGTAATCCATTAAGAATATTAACTCTTCCTAAAGTTTGTGCCAAAACACTTTGGTTCACTCTTTCTTGGAAAGAATATTTACCACGTTCAACACCAATTTGAGCGAGTTTGGAATCTAATGACGCTGGTCCATTGTCACCATTTGGGTCCGCTTGTAGTAAAACAGCGTAAGGCGAATAAGATGATGGTCTGAAACTCGGTGGGTCCCAATAAGATGCGTTTTTCTGAACATTTATAATATCACCAATATCATAATATCTAAAAACTTTATCATTTGGACTATAAGCGTTTTTTACATAAACCTTTTGTTGGAAAGAAACCGAATAGTCTTGTAAAGCGTTTGTATACGGTGGATAAGAACCATAAGGTCCTTGATTTGAAGTGGATTGTTGGGTATTAATTAAACCATTAATATCTTTATTATATCCACCGTTTGGTCCAAATACGTTATTGGTATATAGTAAATCAGCAAATGGGTCAGCATCAATTAACGCATCAGGGGAATTAATAACAGAATAATCATTTTGAACTAAATCGCCAGGTGCTGGTGATGAAGTTGGGGTATACACGCCAGGTTTTGTGTAAGGTGTAAGATTCCTTACCAAAAGTTTGTTTCTTAAAAGTTGTGTAGCACTAAAACTTAATGGACTTGGCATGTTGTTTTGTTTCTTCTATAAATAGAAGTTTATTTATTTTTTTTTATTATCCACCTGATTTAGATGGCATGTTTGCATAATTTCCTCGAGCTTGCATGTCTTTGAACATGTTTTCAATTGTTTTTTGAAATTCTGAACTATTGAGTAATTGATTAATTTGGTCCTGTGATAATTTTGTCATTGAACCATCAGTATTTTTCAAATTAAAATTAACTTCCCCTTGAATTTTTAATGGGTTAAATTCAACATTTGTTGTTTGATTAACATTTGTTTGTTTGTCTACGGCAGGTTTTTTTGTTCCTCCAGACGCGACAGCGGTGGCTTTGTCTCCAAGTTTTTTCAATCCATCAAAAGCTACTGAAGCACCTTCAGCAATTTTGTTTCCTGATGAAATATATGGTTTTGCAGCATCACTATAATTAAATTTAGTGAAATTATCCGCCATTTTTTTAAGACCCTCCTCAACACTGTTAACACCATTACCAATAACTTTGGAAAGTTTGTCAACACCATCTTTACCAGCCATCAAATCAATTACACTTGTACCGGTTTCTTGATAAAATTTATCGGCTTTTTGAATACCACCTCTAACATTTCCAGCACTTTCACGAGCAGCCTTTCCACCTGAAATTAAAATACCTCTACTAAGTTCTCTAAAATCTTGTGGAGCTCTTGAACCAGCTGCGGTTGCCGACAATCGTGCTTTAATTTCTTCTAACGTTTGAGTTTGTAATGTTGATTCAGTAAGTTGTTCACGAGCCAAATCTTCAAGTGAAACAGGTGCCTGAGCTTCTTTCAACTCTTGTAAGTCTGTAGTATTTAATGTTGAAACTAATTTTTGTTCACCTTTAACCTTAACAGTAAATCCACCTTTTTCTTTACTATATGTGGCAACATTTGCAATAAATTGTTTTGACTCTTCATCAATACCACCTAATTTGAAGTCCTTAGATATCATACTCATTTTTTGGCCTGCGGTAGACATTTTAATTAAATCTTCATAAGCAATACCTGTCGCCTTTCCAATTTCTAATAAGTCACGCTTAGCACCTGGAAGAACTTTGAATTCTTTAGATTTTTCATCAAAAAATGTGAATTTTTCAGTCATTTTAACGACTTGTTTTTGCAATTCTTCAGTATCTTCTGAAGCCAAATACATTAATCTAAATGGGTCCGCCAAATCACCAGCCGCCACACCTAATCTTTGAAATGTTGAAACCATTTCAACAGCATCTTCAGGATTAAACACTTTATTGGCAAAATTAAAAATATCCGACATATTAATACGCATCGCAGCGGCTTGAGCTGCCATTCTTGACAATCCTTCAACACCATTTTGAAATCCAAATTGATTAACTTTTTCTACGTTTTGTTTAACCAATGTAAAAACGGCATTTGTGTTAACACCCATACTACGAGAGATGTTAACAGTTGACTGCATATTGTCTTTAATATATTCAGTCTGAACACCAGCATTTTGGAACGCAACAACAATCTCACCAACATCAGTACTTGCCATACCAACCGCCTTGGCACCAGCAAAAAGACCACTAACAGTTTCACCTAAAGTAACAGTATTAGTATTTAGTCCTTTTGCAATGTCCAATTGGATTTCTTGAACATCCTTAAATGTACCTCCTAACCCAACAATTGTTGGAAATGCAACCGCAGCTTCTTGTCTTAAACCAGCAATGGCTTTTTGGGTTTGACCCAAAGTACTCGCCATTTTAGTATTGAGTGTCGCTAGTTGTTCTTCTAACGTAAGTGTACTATTACCTAAATCCTTATAAACATCATTAATATCAGTCTTCAAATCTTCCATAAAAGATTTGACACTGTCAAGACGATTTTCTACTCCTGACGTATCCGGTGCGTTTGAACTTGGTGGTGGCGTTGCTTGCATAATAAATTATTCTAATAAATAGAATAGATTATGTTTTTGAAAAACTTTCAACAATTTTGTCAACTAAATACCTACGAGCAAACGTGGGTATTGCATGATACTCAGTCCAAGAAATATTTAGATTCTTGTTGAGTAAATAGAATTCATCTAACTGGTATTTCTTATAATCAGAAGAAAACCCGAAAAAACTCCACCCCGAAGGCGATGTCAACATCTACCTTTTCTCCTGACGGGGTAATAACTGTTTTTCTCAAATCTAATTGAGGTTCATTATCATTAATAAAATTTCTAATGAATTTGGAATCCATAATTGGTAATCCCTCAACAAACTTATTAATAGTACCTGGTTCAGAATCACCACCAACAGAAACAATTTGTTTTTGTAATCTCCAAGTAACTTTAGGAGCCACTCTACCAACAGGATAACCTTCAGCCATTTTATTGATATCTTGATTTTCTCTCCACGTCAAAGGTCTCAACCTAACACTAACACCTGATTTTGGAAGTGTAACGTCAAATGTTCCATCATCATTTGGTGATGTTGATGTCTTTTTGAAATCTAAGGCATCTAACATTACTTCAGTTGAAAATCTTTTATTAGTTTGGGGGTCTAAAACCGAAATTTTATATTCAGGACCAAAAGATGTATTTCTTAAAAAGATTAATAACGCTTCAATGTCACCATTCAACATATCTTCAGGTCTTAAATCTGGTTCATAAATTTTACTACGAAGTAAACTAATTACCAAATCATCACCATTTGAAGCCATGATTATATTTTCATCAGCGGCTGTTAAGTAACCTACTTTAACCGACTTCTTTTTTGATTTGTAGAATTTACCTTCTGTAGGAAGTTTTACCACGTCATGTGGTAAGTTAAATTCTTGTTGACCATATTTTGCTAAATTTTCATCCATAAAAAAAACACAGGGAATTAGTCCCTGTGTTAAATATACCTTAGATTAATTATTAATCAATAATAAAAGTAAATACTATATTAGTAAACCAAGATACAACGGTCCATTTGTAATGTAACGTCTAATCCTGCTAATTTGTCATCACTATAAGCCACGTTATCCCAAGCAGCCTTTGTAATCATACATCCGTCTAAAATCCATTTTTCTA